CAGAACGGAGAACTGACTTCAGAATTACTTCTGATTGGAACTCGAGTGCTGGTGGAACAACTAACTGCTCTGCCTTGAGGCGAATACGCTTACCGTTGTTGTCGATAGCGCCACGGATTTGAATCAACATCTGTTCAACAGAAGTTTGGCTCAAAGAAGCAGCTGTAGACAATTGGTTAGAGTAAGTCTGACCGGTTGCGATTGGTGGTGCTGTGTTAATCAAAGTTACGCCATCACCACCAACATAGCCGGCTGTGAACGCAAAGTTCAACAGGTTAGCACAGAGGGTTTCCTTAGTTTCAATCATAGATTGAGCTAAGTGCTTAGCGAAGGTGCTGCCGATACGGATGTGATCGCCGTCTTCCATCAAAACTTTGGTCAAAGCGTATGCTAAGCCATAGATTTGGTAGATGAAACGGGTGATGTACAAAGTACCACCTTGATCGTAGCTAACTGGGGTGCCATCAGGCATCGCAGGAGCTGCATTCATACCGAAGAGCATTACTTCTTCGTGGTAGTTACGTGGAATACCTTGGATCTGTTCTACAAATCCCTTCCACTCATCGGCGCGTTGTTCGTAAACACCGTCAAAGACTTCGTTGATAATCGGTTCGACTACCGCACGAAAGTCCGTACTACGCATTGGGGTTGCCATAGCTTATTACCTTTCTTTCGTTATAATTAAACCGAGACCTTAGGAGCGCGGAATGTGTTGTTAGAGATTTCGACTTGAACGATGGTGTATGTATCACCCCAGTTGTTCAATTCGCCCGATGGGTACGCTACTTCACGACCCAGACCAACCACACGAACTTGACCTTGTGCACCAGAAGCAACTGCACTAGCAGCTAAAGCTGTAGTAGAGAAGCCTGCGCCACCTGTACCAATTACATAACCATCAGCGGTTGTTTGGTTAGTACCAGCGGAGAAGTTGTATTGTGAACCAATGGCTGCAGAAGTTACTGAGCCAGCTGCTTGGATTTCATATACTAATGCTGGGTCTTGGAAGATCCAAAATACGATAGAAGAAGCGGCATCTAAAGAAGCTTTGGAGATTGATTTACCTACTGTACGACGACCTTCAGCGGTTGTATATTCTACACCGTCAAATACGCCATATACAGGGCTTGTTGCAGCTGCGGTAGCAGCAATTGTTAATTGGCCGGAAGCTGTGATCCCAACTGGTTGATACTGGAAGAAAGACTGACCAGCGCTCAAAGAGTAGGGAGCAGAGTATGACACACCAGTGATAAAACTGTTCGTACCAGCGAATGGTACAGAACGGTCTAGACCGCTTGGGTGATACACAGGCTTCATGCCAAAGGGACGTAATGTTGTTGACATTAGTTTATTTCCTTTGTTTTATTTTTGAAGAATGTTATTGAAAACGAATGTTTTTATTATTCGCTCTTGCGGTATCTTTTTCCATTTCCAAAAGACCACCCTCAAGAACTGAACGACCACCTTTATTACCTTGCGCTGTATCACGAACTTGCGCAGTAATATTACGTTGGTGTTCTAGCGGATCCTCTAAATGGAGCATACGCATTACTTCTTGATAGATATCCTCTGGTAACTTAAAAAGTACCATTTCGTTACAACTAACACAGCCTTCAAACTTGCCCGAGCTCATCTTGCCTAGTCCTTCAAAGCCTTTTCCTAATTCCGAAGCTTTAACTGGCTCATAACCCAACGCCATACGTTTGTCGATACTGTCGTAAGTATTGGTTGTGGACAACCAACACAAGTGCATCCCCGGAATAATCCCCGCAGGAAGATCGGGCAACGCACTATTTGCCCACTTGTCTCTAAACGCATCAAGGCGTTCACGACGTGCAATGTCATCTGGTGCAGCGCCGTTTGAGCGCTCAATCACCTCTTGGGCACGATCTGCTAAGCGATCATCTAAGTCCCGTTTAATTCTTGAATTTGCCATTTTAATTTATCCTATCGATTTTCTTTATCAAAGTTTGCGTAAGCCTTAATCATTTTGCTGCGTTTTGCGGGGTCATCCCACGCACCAGCGTCTTTGATTGCTTGCACTCTTTGCGGACTTAAAGTAATTGTTGTTCCCACTTTTCCAGAAGGGTTTGCCGTTCTACTAGATGCCGTAGGACCACCCCGCTTGATACTGGTATTACTTTTTGCCGCGTACCGATGAGGTAAACGAGCAGATAGTCGACTATCCAATTCGTCCCAATATTCTGAGTCTGCTGGATCCCAACCTTCTGCGGCTAAATCTTGGTCAATTACTTTAGCAATTCGACTATCTGTGTCTCTTGCGTCAGTATCATACCATTTGTTATTCTTTAACCAAGCTGTTGCGTTACGTTGAACCTCAGTAGAGATTTGATTTGGAACATTTTGCTTGGGTTGCCTAGCTTCTTCCAACTGTTGCTTTTTATAAGCTTGGATTTGAGCTAGTTTATTCTTTGCATCTTGAAGCTGTTCTAAGTACTCAACTTGAGCGTTAGCGTCATTTGCTTGAGCTGCTTGAACCAATTTCATTTTAGCGTATTCAACACGAGTTGCCTCGTCCTCTAACGCCTTATCCACTTGAGCAAACTTGTAAGATGCCGCTGTTGACTCTACTGCAGCCAAACGACGAGCTAGATCTTCATTACGCTTTTCAAGGGCACTGATCTTGTGCTTCGATGTGAGGTCACGCTGTTTTGCGAGCTCTTTCTTGAGTTTTCGCTCTTCACGACGTGCTTCACGAATTTTCTCACGATCTTCATCTGTTTCATCATTTTGATGATCGTCAGAATCTTCCACATGGGCTTCAATGTCTTCGTCATCAGTATCATCATCTGACTCGTCATCTTTTTGTGCTTTTTTGGTTTCTTTATCTTCTTCGGGAAAAGGATCTTTCTCGTGTTCCATTGAAACTAAAGCACTACCATCTTCCTGTTCTTTTACAGGGATATCTTTATCATTTTCTGCCATAATTTATCCAAATTAGTCTACAAAGGCTTTCATTTTCTGCGCATATTCAAACGACTCAATGCGAGAAATGATTTCACGGGCTTGCAATGTAATAAATACCACCGCACCACCATCATCACCAGGATCTACAACAAAACGATCACCGCCGTATTTAATTGTCCTTACTAAGTCACCTTCTTTACACCAAGGACCTTCGATCCATGGGGTTAAATCTTCTGGTGATCGGTACGCTAACGGACCAACTTGTACGACTTTAGCTACTGTCTCATTGAATTTCAAGGTTTGCTGAGTTTCCTCAACAAAAATAATGCCACCTTTGCTTTTTACCTTTTGTCGGCGCAACTGGACTAAAACTCGATCTCCAGCTACTTCAACACCATGATCTATGAAAGGAAAACATTCTTCCTCGCTACGAAGATCTGGTTCTTCGTTACTTTTAACATCTATTGCCATTCGGCAACCTCCTTAAACCATACGGTTTACGTTTCTTCGTCATCCTCCGTTAAGAGGTCTTCTATAATCGCTAGAGCTTGTTGTAAACCCTCACGAGTACCCAATATTCTTTGATAAGAATCAAAGTTGTGGATGTTGGAGCCAGAAGCTAACGCTTCGGCTGTAATATTGTCAGCATCTTTCAGACGCTTAATAATTGATGAAATTAGGTCTCCCATATAACTACTTATGCAATACGGGAGAAAATTCCGCCCTAATTAATAGAAATTTCCGCCGCCAATGTCTTTGAGGTTCTTATCTGGACCGACTTTTTTGTCTTTAGTCAATTTGCACTGAGCTGCGCCAATCTTCCAGTTGTTGTTACGCTTAGAGCCAGATGGTCCAGCATCTATAGTTTTTTCACCAGGGCCACCGCCGCTGGAAAGTTTGCCAGTTTCCTGGTATGTTTGACGAAAGCCTTGTAAATTATTATCGGCCATTAGTTTCTCCTGTGGGGGGTAAAGGGGGTGTAGGGGGTTGTAATGCTACTTGTTGTTGCTGTTGTGCTAATGCTTGTTGATGAGCTTGATCATTCTGCATTAACTGTTGTTGGTGTTGCTGATTTGCTAATGCCGCTTGTTTTTCAGCATCAATTTGTGATGCTACTTGACTAGCTTGTTGTTGGAACTGTTGTTGCTCAACATTAATACCATGCTGGCGTATATCCATTTCGGCAGCTTTCGTTGCCTCAAAAGCAGCCATATCTTGCTCATGTTGAAGCATTGATTGTTGTTGATCCATCTGAACACCAGCATTAATCTGAGCTACACGCTCTTTTGCGGCGTTGTTGATGTTAGCTAGTGCAATAGTTGTTGCATTTTGTTGGCTGTCCAAATGCGTCTGAGTGCTGTACTTAGTTTGCAACTCTTGAACCTTTTGTTGCAACTCTGCCACTTTGAGCTGGAACTCTTGTTGCGACTTTTGCATATCAGCTTGCATCTTTGCTTGTGACTCTTGAGCTTTACGCTGAGTCTCAGCCATCTGAGTCTTCATGATGACTTGTGCAGTTGGATCAGCCTCAGCTGCCATTTGCATTTGAGCTTGACGACCTTGCTGGACTTTTTGTGCGATTTGCTGGATAGCTGGAGCGATTGGTTGGAATGCCACTTGACCATCTTGAGCAACCATCTGACATGCAATTGCCAAAGCTTGCTCGCTTGTTTTATCTAGCGGACGCTCTTCGTTCAGTTTAAATATATCTTTACCATCACCAGAAGCTTGACCAACATAGTCACGCATGGATTGTAGGTAATGAAGCGTAATGTGTTGCTTGAGGTGCTCTAAGAGATGCGGGGCATATGCTGGTCCGATAATTGGACTGCTACCATAGTTAGGATCCATAGCAAAGGTTAAATGCACCTTAATATGAGCTAAGTGATCTTGATCCGGGTAAGCGGCAGCTGCTCTTCCCATTGCCATCGAGACATTCTCGAGTGCCGGGTTAGATTCTTTTACGCCATCTGGGTTTGGCAAAAT